GAAAATCCGATATTGGTTATAAGAGTAAAGGATTTAAAGAAACTTGTTTCTAAAAAACTCGGTCTTAGTAGAATAGGACCATTTGATCCGGTTAGGCCACTTGACGAGGAAGATCCTTTAATATCTAATTTCCCTTATCCAAAAGGACCTCTTTCGTGTTTAAGCTCTCTCAATGGTGGATTTGGTAATGCGGTTGCTGCTTTTGAAATGCCTACGGTTTTCCCTCTTAAACAGGATCAATTAACACAAACTCCAGGGCTTGGGGGAATTATTCAAGTAACTATACCAGGATCTAAAATAAAATCTTTTCTTATTGAGGCTTTATTAAAGAGCTTAGATAATGGATCTTTGGAATCGATTATGCCAGAAATAAAGGATGTTAATTCTCCCAAATTTTTAAATCTTAATCCAGAGGACATTCAAAAAATGTCCAAGAATCTAGTATTAGATCTGATCAATCCAGAATCTCCTGATGTACCAGCATTTTTAAATATTTTAAATATACCGGTATTTCCCCCAGCTAGGCCAACCGATATGATAGAGCAAGCTTTAATAGGTTTAGGTGCTCCTCCTCCTGCTAGAATAGTATACAGTTTATTTTGGGAGTATTACAAAAGTCTACCTAAAACACCTCTAGGAGATAAATTAGTATTTCCTAAGGTTTCTGCTTCTGCAGAACTACTTGCTAAAATTCCTTGGCCTTTGGCTGTTTTAATAGGAAGAAATGTTCTAAATCTACTAAATCCTATAATAATGAGTGACGACCATCCTGCTTGGAGAAGGATGAGTTTAAGAAACACATATTATGTTGTTTATATAGATGAATTTTTAAGAAGTGCAGCGGACGTTTCTGGACTATTTAAATTCTTTTTAGGATCTGCTGATCCTGTTTACCCTATTCCAGAATTACCTTCTGAATTAAAAAAAGCTTTTAATTTAAAAAAATATTAATTTCTTGGAAATTTTAATGCAATTTTATAGTATAAACCAATACAAACCCAAATAATATGAAAAATAAAAATTTTAGTTTTTTCGAATATGAATTGGAAGAAAGAGAAAAACTAGCTTCCCTTTACGGAAACACATTTCCAGATGATTCATCAAAAATATCAGGAAAAGACTTACAAAACAATTCAGTAGAAAAAATTACGATAACATCTGTTGATCCTGATAAAGGATTAGCTTTAGGAGAAACTTCTTTTGGCCAGACTATAGTAATAGATACAAAGAAGGAAGAAAAGAATATGAGGAAACTTGGATACCCTGCTATTGAGATGGATCCGGGACACGTATTAGACGTTGTAATAACTAAGGATTCTTCAGGATCTTTTAATGGATCTGTTTCTGCAGGATATGAGAAAGCTCTTAAAAAAGAACTACACAGATCGATAAAAGCTGAAGACTGCGCTTATAAAGTTAAAGTTAAAAATGTGTGTAATGGAGGATTTATGGTAGATCTATCAGGTATTGAATGTTTTCTACCAGGAAGTTTAGCTGCAGCAAATAGAATTATGAACTTCGCTGATTATGTAGGAAAAGAACTAAACGTAATGGTGGAAGTTTATGATCAGAAGAGAGATATTTTTGTTGTTTCTTTCAAAAAATATTTAAGAAAAATTATAGATCGTGCGGTTCAGGATTTATCTTTTTCTAATAAGTATATAGGTAATGTTACAGGATTATCAGGAAACGGAGTATTTGTAGAATGGGATGATATCTATACAGGAATCATACCTATAGATGATACAAATAGGGAAAATCTGGAAAAATATAAAGCTGGGGATAGCATAGAATTTTATGTAATAGACATTAAAAATCCACAGAGAATAAATTTATCAGTTACACAACCTAACGATAAGATGAAAAATATCCAAGAAATGAAGGATACTTCTTCCGAAGTTTTAGGGGAAAATACCGATTTGAAAATATATAAAGGAGAGGTTACTAAAATTAAAACTTTCGGTATTTTCGTAAAAATGGAAAACGGTCTAACTGGTCTCATCGAAAAAGAAAAATTAGTAAACTCTATTAAAGAATATGAGGTTGGAGAATCGGTTGATTTTTCGATCTTGAGTGTGGATAGTTCCACCCTTAAAATACAATTAATAGAGAAATAAAAATTGGCTAATCTACTTACTAATGATTTTTTCTACTCGGTTAAGCTTGGTTTCGAATTTGAGTTTTATAGTAACTTAAATAGAAATGAAATATGCAATAGCCTAGGAAAGGTATTAGGAAAGAAAATACTACTTTTTAATAAATATCATTCTAATTTTAAACCTAATAAGGATATTTTTAAATTAGAACCGGATTATTCAGGAGGATCCAAAATGGTAGAATTTATCACGGGTCCTCTTCCTTATTTTGAGTCTATCGTTATTTTAATAAAGACGTTAAAATGGATAGACGAAAATGGATATACTGATAAAAAGTGTGCTTTCCAATTTGGAGTTAGTATAGATACTTCGATATATCCAGAAGTTCCTAAAATGACGGAGCTAAATATTCTTAAGTTTATTCTTGGATTTGATGAAAATGTTATTTATAAAAGATTTCCGGAAAGAATGGGGTCTTTATACGCTAAGTCAATAAAAAGAATTACCCCCTCAAATAAGTTTGTAGATCCCAGTAATATAGGATTTATAGATAAAAATTTATTTGAAGTTCCTCTTGAAAAAAATATGGGAATAAATTTTCTAAAACTTCCTGAGGGATATTTTGAGGTTAGATATTTAGGGGGTAAAGATTATCAGAAAAAATATTCTGCAATAAAGGAAGTATTAGATTATATAATTACATATACTGTTGGAGTATTACAATTCAATAACGGATTCACCGATAATGATCTTAAGATTCTAAAAATGTTTCTTAATGAGATATACAAAAACTCGTCCACTTTTATAGATCCTGATACTTTTCAAAAGAATTATCCACACATGAATATAATGGTGGATCTTAGATCTGATCCTCAAATACTAAGATCTTTTTTCTTAAATATAAGAGAGGTTCTTTATGACTTAATAGTTGAAAACAATATAAAGGAGGGACTAATTAATTATGATAGTTCTTTAGGTAAATTTCAATTGAAAGAGATAAAGACAACTAGAGCTTATCTTTTAAAAGATTATGATATATTAGATGGAGAGATCGCTGGAAATATATTTAATTGTAGATTATTTAATTGTAAAATAAACGATTCCACTTTAGAAGATTGTGATTTGATAACTAATAATGAAATCAGCAGATCTAAAATTATGACATCGGATCTTTATTTTACTAATACTGTTCATGAAAGCTATATAGATAATAAGGACAAAGAAATTAATTGTGAAGTTTTCGGAGGAATAATAAGATCCGGGTTTATAGGTAAGCTTGCTACTATATCGCCAGAAACTGAAATAGTTAAAGAGGGTGAAGACGATAAGAAATTGAAAGGAAGTTCTAAGAAAAGACCTTTCCCTAATAGAAACGAAGAAGAATCTCCTTCTGCTCCATCTAGATTTTCTGATAATAATTCAAAACCATCGGGAATTCCTGGAATAAACTTTAAATCAAATAATTAATAGATATGACCGAAGCAGATTTGATCCAAGAAATAAAGGATGATATATCTCATTCTTGCGCTTTACCTTATAATCTAAACGAGCAAGAAATTAAGAGAATAATAAAAAGAGCTAGGGCTTATTTTTATGATAACTACCAATACTCAGTAGAGGATAGAATATTTGTTCTAGGTAGAGAATTGTTTGCAACACAATCATTTAGAGCAACAAGACAGATACAGCTTCCCCAATGTGTTAGATCAGTTTACGAGGTTAGACAGGTAAACGGAGCTGGATTAATAGGAACTCCTGATAAAGATTTCGGAGATTCTAAACTATTAGGGTCCGAGCTTATGTTATCTCCTTTTGCTGGAGATAATTTAGTATATAGAACTGTTTTATACTCTTTCTTTGATTTAGCCAAGGCATACTTATTAGAAACATATGCTTTTAATTATAATAAAAACACAAAGAAGCTTACTATAAATGGTAGAGATCCTAATAGGTCTTATCAAACAGATGGAGGTAGTTCTACTTCTTTATATAGTGGAACTGATGTAGGTATAAGAGCTTATATAGACATACCAGAGGAAAGTTTATATGATGATGAGCTATTTGTAAGATATTGTTTAGCTGAAGCTAAAATAAACATAGGTAGATTGCTAGGTACTTTTGAATATAATCTTCCAGGAGGTGTTAGAGTTAACTATAATAATATACAAACTTTAGGAACAACAGAAAAGCAGGAGATTATACAAATGATAAAAGACGAGAATACGCCTTCATATTTCTTGCAGTGTAATTAAAAAAAATAATATTTCTTAGAATATATTTTCTATTTTCGGTCTATAATATTAAATAATAAAATCCTGTAAAATAAGTTGGTATTTTTTATTAGAATATATAGATCAACATGGCAAGATTAAGTGAAATTTATCCAAGGGGTCCTCAAGATCCTAATTATAAAGAAGGATTTCTTCACACTAATGATGAAGTGGAGATTTTGATAGGTATGATTAAAAATTGTATGCTCTCAAGACCAGGGGAAGTTTTAGGAGACCCTTATTTCGGTATCGATTTAGAAGGCTTAATTTTTAATCTAGAAGTAGATGAATCAACACTATCTAGTGCAATAGATCTTCACCTTATGACTTATGTTCCTATGGCTTTTAGTATTTTTGATGTAAGATATACTATAGGATTTTTAAAAGGCGAAACAAGAGATGCCTGTATTATAGATTTTGCAATAAAAGGTAACCCTATATTGGGAGTTAAAATATTATAAATATGGATTTATTATCAAAAAGTAATGCTAAAATATCCGACCTTATGTCTCAAACTTTTGAGCTAATACAGGCAAGATATGGGATGTCTAATCAATTATTTACGGTAGCTTCCGTATGGGGACAGATAATATTCGTTCTTGATAACCTTTCACAACTTGTTTTATTCTTTATCGAGGATTCTATAACAGAATTAAATATTAATACAGCAACTAGAGAATCCTCAGTATACGGTCTTGCTACCCTTGCTGGTCATAATCCAACAAGGAGTATATCTGCTAAAGGAGAGGTACTAATAAAATGGAATGGTAAGGGATTGGAAAATATCGGAGGTGGAGCTGTTTTAATTCCTAAAAATTCAGAACTTAGATGTGTGAATAATGGAAAAACTTACATTCTTAAATTTCCTCAGGAATATACAAGATTAAATTTAGATTCTTCTTCTAATTTACTTTGCTCTATAATAGAGGGAACAATAAGTACTAACCAATACACAGGATCTGGTGATCTTTTACAAAGCTTTAATATATCTTCCAGAGGTACTTCTAGTATAGAAAATTTTGAAGTTGAGGTAAAAGTAAACGGGGTTCAATGGAAAAGATATGATTCATTGTACGATATACCTAGAAACGGACAAGGTTATATGGTAAGAAGCTCTATAATATCTGGAATAGATGTTTTCTTTGGTAATAGAAATTTTGGTCTTCCCCCAGCTCCTGGATCTATTATAGAGATAAATTATTTGGAATCTGCAGGAGCTAATGGAAATATAACGGTGGAGGATTCTTCTCAGATAATATTTAGCTTTGATTCTGAGGGGACGGACCTTTTTGGTAATGGGGTAACTCTTTCTGAAGTTTTAAGCGTTAGTTGTACAGTTATTCCGCAATTAGGTGCTAATCAGGAATCTATTGATCTAACTAGATTAATAGCTCCTAAAACCTCAAGAAGTTTTGTTTTGGCTAACCCTACTAATTATATAACTTACTTCGAAAAGTTTGGTCAGTTCTCCATTATAGAAGCGTTTACAACTTTTGACGATCAATACATAGACGATGACAATGTAATATATCTTATATTAGTTCCAGATATACAATTAACTCTGAAATCTAACGAGACATATTTTGATATACCACTGTCGAGATTTAAATTAACTAATGCTCAAAGAGATAGCATATATTCTTTGCTAGACGAGAGCGGACAAAAAATAGTTACAACAGAAGTTAAAATACTAGATCCAGTAATAAAAAAATATGTAATAAATATAGCTATAACTATATTTGAAGGAAATGATCCTGACACAATAAAATCCCAGATAGTAAATATAATGAGTGATTATTTCTTAAATATAAGGAGGAGAGATAAGATACCTAGATCAGATTTGATTGCAGCTGTTGAAGAAGTATCTGGGGTAGATTCCGTTTCATTATACTTTGTTGGAGAAGAAAACGAAGCTGCTAAAGCACAAAATCCTAATTCACCCGAAATAGGATTCGACGAGTTTGGCGATATAGTTATGGGTAAGGACGATATAATTATAATATCTGGAGGATGGGAAGACAGAAATGGTATATATTACGATAGCGGAGCTAGCATGGCAACACTATCATCAATAAATATAGACATTAGATCTATAGTTCCTAATACATATAATTCTAAAGTAAATAATATATTAAAAAGTTCTTTAAATACAGGAAATTAAAATGGATAAGAAAAGCTGGTACGAATTTATAAACTCACAAAATGATGTGAGGTCTAATGTTGGATTTGATTATGAGGGAAAAATATTTGAAAAAACCCTTTCAAATCCTGTATTAGACGGGGATGCTAACAGGATGGATATCTTGGCTAGTATAGAAAAAGTTGTTTATAATTGGTTCGAAGCAGCTAAATATATAAAGAATTATTTTAATTATACCGTTCCTAAGGATAATAAATACGTGAGGTAATATGAGTTTTCAAAATCTTTTATTTTTTGATAAGAAAGGTGAGCAATATAATTTCAAATGGAATGGTAATTATTGGGAAGGATCTATACTTTTTCCTATTGTTTCAGAAAAGCTTTTCGAAGTACAACATATATTTATAATAGAGAAATTTTTAGATCCATCATCTCAAATAAAATACGGGTTTCCACATTCTTATGGGGTTAGTCCAGGGCCTTCTGTATGGAGGACAAGATGGGAATCTGATTATGATCAAAGTACAGATGTTTCTTCTATCATATACACGTATGAATTAGGTGTAGATGGAAATCTTGATTCACCTGTATTAGTTAAAGCTAATAATGTAGAATTTTATCCTGAAATAGTACCAGGAGATGTTATATCCTCTCCTAGTGGTTTAGTTGTTAGTAACGATATTAACCCTTCGTCTATGCAGCTAAATATAGCATTAAGCTCTGACAGCGAAGGAATATATGATAGAAGATTAATAATAGAAGATTATACGGATCCTAATAACCCAGTAACTATATTAATAGTAAATTTACATGGTGAGGTAGAGGGAGAGGACAGCAGATTGTCAGTTATACTTTCTAATTTTGGAAGATCTTTTAATCCTGAGGATGCTTTAATAGTAAGGGAAAGTGATATAAAAGAAGAATTTCCAGACTATGAAATAATAAACAAAAAAAGAAAGGAGCTTCTTTTAGCTGGTGAAAGTATTTTTCCGTACTTAGGATCTTATAAATCTCTTTTTAATGCTATAAAATTCTTTGGTTATTATGATCTAAGGGTTAAAGAATACTGGCTTAACATAAAAACGGATGAAGCAGATACACTTACCCCATTACAGCAGAATCAAAAAATATTAAATCAATTAAGTCAACCTAATATAGAAGGCCTTAATAAATTAGAATTAATAAGTAGTTTAATAAAAGACGAGAATCAAGGAAAATTTAAACAAGTAGAAATATACGGGAAAAAGAAGGACGGAACTTTTGGCTTAAAGAAACAATTTGAAAGTCTTTTCCCTTCTAAATCTTATAAAAAAACTGCACTATTTGGATTATTTTATGATATAAATAGAGTAGTAGAAGATCAGGAAGAGGATGAATATGGATATCCGGTAGTTGAGGATGCTTTTGCTTTTAGTCCTGAAGAGGTATTAATAAAACTTTTTGGATTAAAGCAAAGACTTAAAAGAGACTATCTTCCTCTAAATGCTAGAATAATAGATATTACCGGAGAGGGAGTATATTTTAATCTGTATAAAACCAGAGGATGGACAGATACAGTAGATATAACAGAAATAAAGGGAGGTATAAAAGTAGATTTTAGTGTCTATCCCGAAATAGGTTATGTTGAAGATCTTAGACCTTTTTATACAAAGCCAAATAAAAGCGGTATTTTATATCCCAATATAAATGGGGTAGAGGAAGGAATAAGTTATTATGGAAATACGGTAGACCCTTATTCTTATTTTCAAGAATATCCCTTAACAACTATACCATCATTAGAGAGCGCAGTAAATCTTTTCTATAAGGACATTAGCAACGGAGAGATGCCTAAATTTTTAGGTGATGGGGATTATGATCCTCCTGGATATAAACTTTTTTCTAATGGAAATGATTATGTTTTTCCTGCAGGATGCCCAGTAATTATCAAAAATAATACTTTTAATTTATCTTGGGAAGAATTAAGTGGAAGTTGGAACTCATTAGATTCAACTGTAACTAGAACTGACCTTCAGATAGCTAGTTATTCAAGTACAACTTCTACTAATCCTGGAGGAAATTTACAATCTGTTTATAGTACTTCACAATTCACATTACCTACGACATTTCCACAGGGAATTAATATTAATATAGGTACAGGTAATAATTGGTTCGATACATCATTTCCTGAGGTTATTTTTGTAAGGGTTGAATCCGTTAATTCTCCTGGTAATTTAGTTCTAGGATATTGTAGTTCTGGCGATTATAATACATTAACTGGAGATCTATATATTCAGATGATCTATACAAGAGGATCCGGGGAATATTCAAACTGGAAAGTTAGTCCTACTAACATAGGATTTAGTTCTTATGTTTTTGACTATTATGAAAATTTTATACAGAGTAACGGATTCTATTCTTGGAATAGATTGCCATATTTAGATTTTTATGAAATAGAATGGACTATTTATAAAGATGATGATAAGCCATATTATTACCAGACAAGAGGAGGATTGCCAGAGCTAGAAACAATAGTACACTTCTTGCCATATTCTGGTGAATATAATATAAAGTGCAGGGTTTGGGACACTCTTAATTCTATATCTTTAGGCATAAAAAGAGGAATAGTAAAAGTTGAAAAGAGAGGTATAGAATTAAATACACTAACAAGATTCAGACAATCTGAGACATATGATTGGAATAATATGCCTCTAAAATGGGAAAGCTATCCTTCTCAGTGGATATTTCCGGTAGAAAATACAAATAAAATAATAAGTATATCTGATTTCATACAAAATTATCCAGAGTATTCTAATAACTTTAACGAGGGTCAGCAATGTGAGGTTTTAACTAAATTACCGGAAGTAAAAGCAACTGTTACTTTTGACGTTGGTGTTAAAAAGATTGATATTGCTACCATTGTTAGTAGCTACAATGGCGGTGGATATGATTTAGCAGTAGTTACTACGTTTAGCCCTCACGGATATTCTTCTGGTGATACTGTTTGGATATACGATTCTTTAGGATCCTCTTTTGGACAATACCCGATAACTGTAACTGGTATTAATACATTCCAAATACCCGATGTTATAATATCGGCAATATCTGGAGGTTATTCTTACAATACAGGAAATATTAAATTCTATGCTGATTCTGTCTTAATAGCAGAATGTAATTTTCAGGGCGATTTAAACTCTACTACTAGTTTAGCATATAGCTTAATTAATTCGTCTCCTTTAATTCCTAAGTATAAGGTTATAAATTTAGTAGATTCTGTTAATCCTAATTATAAAACTTTTACAGTCCAGGCTCCTAATAATTCAGGAAGTATATGGAACGGAAAACAGTTTATAATACAGGCAACTGGATCTCTTCTAGTATCTACTCCTATTAATACATTTTCTGGAGGATTAAACGAAAGAGAGGAGTATATTTACTACGATTTTAATTTTTTACCTAAGAAGGAAATGAGATATTGGGGTACAAAAAGCTTATCTTGGGAAACATTTGAAGATTTTTCTTTTGAAAAAGCTTACGCCCATACATGGGATATGTACGATTACCATAACGATTGGTTAGGAGGATTTAATTTATACTCATTGCAATATGGGGACAGAATTAGAGTTACTGAAAATTCTAATGGAGTAGTTCTCGGAGAATCTGATTCCCCTGGAAATAATTATTTAGATCTTAGAGAAGCTGCAGACCAGATGAATGATTCTACGGATGAAAATATAAAAAGATTTGACTATGTCGTAAGGGGATTCTCAGAGCTTCCTAATAATTTTTATCCTAACTCTAATCCTATATCTCCAGATCTTAGTACAAATCCTGGACCCAAAAATATTGAATCTAAATTTTATAAAGTACCTACATATTCACCTGTTGTTTTTGAACCTACAGGAATAGCATGGGATGCTGATGGAGATATATGGGTATCTGGAGAGGATGTTATAAAATTTGATGGTTCTAATTATACAAATTACGATTCTAGTAATAGCGTAATGCCTGGTATATCTCTTCTTACCAATTGTATAAAAATAGATAGAAATGATGTTAAATGGGTAGGAATAGAAAACAATTTATCTCCCCTTGTTAAAATAAATGAAAAAGATCCTTCCGATAGTTTTGCTTATTCAGTTAATGATTTTGTAGATAATGGAGGAAATCCTATATCCCCTTCAACCCCATCTAGTATAAATTGTATAGAGATAAATCCTCAAAGAGGTGACATATTTGCAGGATTTGTTTGTAATTCGTCGCCTTCATATGATGGATTACTATTTTATGATTCCAGTGCAAAATCTTGGAATCTTTATACCACTTCTAATTCCAATATACCATCTGATAATATAAGAGACCTTAGATTACAGTATTATTCAATAAACAAATGGTATTTATGGATAGCAACAGATAATGGACTTTCTAGATTTGAAGGAGTAGATTTTAAGAATTATAATATCTCTAATTCGGGAATACCTTCTAATGATGTTTATTCTGTTGAATTAGATAAAATTAATCATAAATGGATAGGAACTTCAGAAGGCCTAGTATATTGGGATAATATAAGATGGGCAGTTTGGAATAATGCCACTAATCCGGAATTAAATATAGGATCGGTGAAAAGCATAGTAGAAACTGGAAATAGCAATATATGGTTTACAATAGATTCTATATCATCTCCTTATAATACAGAGCTTTATTATTTTGATGGATATTACTTCACTAAAGTTTTATATAGAAACGACGGGACCACATTAATAAATCCAGTTGGATGTGATTTTGGTAAGATATCATTATCTGCTCCTTGGAAAACTATTAAAAACGGAGAGACTACATTTCCTAAGAATCTTTTAATATTAACAAAAGACGGAGAGATAGGTAAGATAGATTATATAATACCTCATATACAGGCTACTTCTAAAGATCCTGGTACTAATGGATGGGATTTTGTTTATCACGAAAGTTCTACTCCTCTCCCTTCTACTGAATATATTTACAATAGTGGAATAGGAATATCACAGCTAGGATTTAACTTTATAATAGGGCCTTTTAATGATAACATAACTCTAAACTCCGATTATACAAGACCTATCATGCCTAACGTTGATAGATACTCTTGGTATAAGCCTATTTGGCAGCGTTATAGCATCGATCGCCTTAAAGATCAGTTTCCATCTTTAAATATAGACGATGTCTTCTTATATGCTCCCTTAAGAGATATTTTAAACGAGAAAGCTAATAAAGAACCATATTGGAAAAATTCGCAAATTGAAAGAATAGAAAAGAAAAAATCTAGGGACCTTTTTGATAATTTTGAATGGGTTATAACTCTAGGAAATAGTAGTCCAGATCAGGGGGTTAAAGTTACTATAGATGATGCAGGGGATATAATAGCTATAGGAGACTTTACAGATACTATATTCATGGGGGAAGTTAATAATATAGGTACCCAAGATATTTATTTAAATACACAGGACCCAGGGGTTTATATAGCTAAATATAATAAAGGAGGGGTTATCCAATGGGCCAGATCAATTTCTTCAACATCTCCTCAAGGTTCTATCTATGCTAGATCTGTTATAACTGATAAGTCGGGTAATTTATATGTAGTTAGTGACAATAATGTTGTTGGGTTTATACAAATAGACAAATTCAATTCCGACGGTGTTTTATTAAATACATTAAATATACCTATTACCCCCGATCAATACATAGGTGATATTAAGGTAGATAAGTATGAAAATATTTATATATGCGGAGGATTCCGAGGAAATTTAATTCTTGGATCTTTTTCTCTAAACTCTTCTTCACAAGATTCAGGATTCTTAGCTAAATTAGATCCTTCTATGAGTTTTATTTGGGCTAAGCAGTTTACAGATACTACATATTCTAAAGCTTATGAAATAGGAATATTGAAAGAAGAATACCTTTATTTAACGGGGGTATTTGATTCACAGATAAATCTAGGTCCTATACAATTAACAGGGGTGGGTAATCCTGATATGTTTATAGGTAAATTTTATACTGGAGACGGTGAATGTCTATGGGCTAAAAGCATTGCTTATGATTCAGCAACTTCATTTGGATCCTCCTCTATATGTTTGGATCCTAAAGGTCATTTATTAATTACGGGTTCTTATGAGGGAACAATAAAAATAGAGGATCAGATGATAATATCCTTCCCTGGTGCATCTGATATATTTGTCATAAAACTTTTATCTACAGGAAAGTTAATATGGATGAAAACTTGTGGGGGATCCGGAGGAGATACTGCTCATGACATAGAAAGTGATTCTGAAGAAAATGTTTATATAACTGGATCGTATACGTCTCCTTCTTATTTCTCTCCTGTTGAAATAGAATCTAGAGGAGGGACTGATATTTATCTCACTAAGTTCAACAAGGAAGGTTTATTGTTAGATATAGTAACAGCAGGAGGTATTAACAACGATTCAGGAGCGGATTTAGTTTTGGATAAAGAGGAGAATATTTATATAACTGGATATTTCCAAGGAGAATCTGAATTCTCCCCTTATATTGTTTTATCCCCTCCTGGTGGAAATCTTGATGCTTTCCTAGGTAAGATACCTAAAGAAAGGTTTAAAGAAGGTAATAAAATAGGATCGGTTCAATCTTGGCTTGGCTCACATTCGTGGTCTTGGAAAGAGGAAAAATTATATAGGGACGAATTTGAAATCCCTTTAGCAACAACTATATTTATAAATCCTATAGATTCTTTAATCCCCGGGAAGAAGAATCATATATGGACTTTATCGGACACTGAGACGGGAGAAGTTATAGTTAAAATAAAAAAATCTCCTTATTTTATATGGACTTTCTTAAATCCTGGATTCTATTCTATATCTTGCGAACTTCAAGACGCAAATGGAAACATATACGAAACATCACACTCGGGTAAAATAAGAGTTATAGATCACAAACAACCTTTGGGAGGTGATCTAAAACCAGAAACTGTTAATCCTGATGATTATCTATTAAGAACAATATATTATGACAGGAAAGAATTTGGTTTTCCTCCTTTGTCTAAATTTGATATAGAATAATATTTACGTCGTGTATTCTCTGTAAACATCAAGCATTTCAGGAACAATAGGATGTCTATGGTTTTTCTTGAGAGTTATTACCTTAACTCCTTCAACTCTTGCAGCAAGAGTATTCATAAAGTCTAGTCCTGACTCCTTTTTGTTTTTTAGATCTATCTGAGAAGTATCCCCACATATTATTATTTTAGAACCAATACCAAGTCTACCTAATACCATTTCCATTTGATTCATAGTTACGTTTTGTGCCTCATCAACAATAACGCAAGAATTAACTAATGTTCTACCTCTCATGAAAGGAAAAGGGAGTATTTCAATAATACCTTCACTAAGTAGTTTTTCTATCTTAGTTTTTTCGTATACCATTTCTAGATTTGCATATATTGGAGCTAACCAAGGATCCATTTTTTCTTTTAAGTCACCAGGAAGAAATCCTATATCTTCTTTAGCAACTGTTGGCCTAGTAATAACTAGTTTTTCAATTTCTCTATTAAATAACATATCTAAAGCTATTTGTACAGCTAATAATGTTTTTCCCGATCCCGCAGCACCTTTAAGAACATTTACAGGGTTTGCTAATATCGTTGTTTTAGCATCCTTCTGTTCTTCATTCAGAGTGATTTTAAATTTAATGGGATTTTTAGGTTTTCTTTTTTGTGTCCAGTTAGATCCTGTAGTCATAAGATTTTTTTTTATTTTGAGAAACATATTCCAAGTTTCGCTGTTTAATAATTAACCCTGTCTTTTCTTAAAGTATTAAATACAGGATATATATCAAAAAAAGGAAAATCAAATGGCAATTACAATTACAGAAATTCTCGGAACAGATTCTATATCCGGGTCTAGGTTAACTATCAATGCTAACTTTCTATTGCTTGAGAATGCTTATAACGATTTAGAAAATTCTTTTAATATAAATGTATTAACTGGATCGTTGGATGTATCTTCTGCATCTAGTTGGCAAATAAAAGCTAAATCGCTAATGGCTAATAGCTTGGTGATGCCATCTTCAGGATCACCACTTATACAAATATACGGAACTGGAGCTAGTGGAGGATCTATCGTATTTTCTAACACTGTAGCTGGAGCTACTGGTATTTTTTCTAATGTTTTACAAGCTAACATATTTAATGCTTCGGGAGCTTCAACTTTTGGAGCAACTGCAACATTTCAAAGTGTTGTTAATATTGATGGAAGATTTACCGTAGGAGCTTCAGGAAATTTTGTTAATACTAATAGAAAATCTACTGTTGGATCAAATACAGCTTTTCCATCTGCACCAGGTGCTGGTGTTACAGGTACCTATTCCACACCATATCAATTAAATCTAACAGAAAATGTTATCTATATACAATCAGACTATGTTTCGACTGCACCTAGTGATACTTCAAATGCTACAGGATTTTTCTTTTATGCAACAACAGGCTCTGGAGCAACTGCTTCTGATATACCTGGTGGTTACACAGTAACTTTAATAGATACTGCAACAACTTCAGGAATAATTGCTACAGGGGTAACAGGACCTTCCCCTTATTATTATACTGGATTCTCTACAGGAGATGGATCGTATTCTGATCCTAATATACAAACTCCAGGAGACCAATATAAATCTTCGATTACTCTTATGTGGGAGCCTAGAATAGATCAAGGAGCATCAACACAAAAGGGTTCTTGGGTCGTTGTAAATTGTACACAAGGATTCACATACTAATTAAGTATTAAATAAATGGCAAAGACACCCTATATAAGACCTATATCAGTTCAAGGAGGTACTTTTTATACCTTTTCTTCAGCAGCTGAGGATCTAACTTTAACTTTTAATAACTCTCTTAAGAAGTTTACATTTTCTAAATATGCACTTCTAAAGCTTCCTGAATTTGGAGCTCCTATTTACGGAGAAAATACATTGAGATTTAATGCTATAGATAGTACATTTTTGGACGCAGCTGAGGGTGATTTTATACTTACTAATCCTAATAATCTAAGTCCTTCACCTGAAATTTCTTTTCAAAATTATTGTTTGAATCTAGAATCTACTGTTATATCTGATCCAAATTATAATCCAGAGCTTAAAAGGAATGTTTCAGAGAGAATATTTTGGAAATGGATAAAAGAGTTAGGGGGTATAAGATATAGAAATGCCAATCCAAATGAAGTAGTTGCTTCACTAAACCAAACAACTACAACAACTAAGGATGGATATCCTTATTCTGATAAAAGATGGGTAGAGGAGGATACAATTCTTACAGGTAACGGATCTCCTAATCCAAGATATGAAAGAATAGTACAATATATTGGAGATATAGATGTAGTAAACTCAGTACAGAATTCAGAAAACGCATATTCTGAAGTTTATATACACGTACCAACAGGTGACGGAGGAACTCCTTATGTTTTATTTAAGACAGTAGCGGATGAAAATTATTATCCCGATAGAACATGGACTCATTTGCCGCCTGATCCTACAGATACGGAATATTTACAAGGAAGAGATTCTGCTGCTGGTTTATATGGACCTAATGGATTACCTAAACTTGCTATCTTTGATCAGGATTCACTAGGTGATCCTGGAGTTAGTGGTACTTCATCTACTGGATCTTTTTCTAATAATTGGTATTCTCCTAGAGACGAAGCTAATTCATATTTTACAGATCCTACATTTTTTGATTCTAGTAATTATATATTAGAAAAATATTTATCAACATCTGGACCTAGCGGTTATAGTGTTACTTATAAAAGAAGTAATCTTGACGGTGTACAGGTAGATTTTGACCCCGCTTCATACAAGGCAATACAAAATTACGTAGGAATTTCTACAATAGAGGAATGGAACGGGACACCTACTACTACTTCGTTCGACTTTAATGCTGTATTAGTTTATTATGATGTATACGATCCTAATAATCCCACAGATTCGGAAACAAATCTTTATGGTATACTTTTCTTAAATGACCCTGAGCCAGTTTCAACTAATGCAGCTAAGCTACCATCCTTTAAGAAATTTAAACCCGACCCAATTACTAAATTAAACGGTAATTCATACGGATTTAAAATAAATCTTAAGTTCGATACGGATGTAGAAAGTACTGGTGTAGAACAAGCTATAAATGATTATTCTTCATTCTCGCTTTCTATATTTATGGATGCAGCTACTGTTTTACAAGATGCAGCTAAGAATCTGAATGATAGAACTTTAGAGATTGCTTCTATGCAACAAGAAATTGCAGATCTTAAAGATTTAATAATTAATACTGATGATAGCACAGAAATAAAAAATAGACTGGATCTAGTAGAATCTTCTTTACAAGCAAATCAGGCACTTTTTGATAATACCCAAGATATATTAAATCTAATAGAAAATAATACTGATACAATAAACAATATATTGCAGAATCAGACTTCTATTAATCTATCTTATAATTTAGATCTTTTAAAAGACGGGCAGGGTACTTCTGTTGACAGAAGCGTCCCTAATATATTAAAGGTTAATGTAACACAGCAAGATTATAATATAGGATCTAGTTCATTATTTACTATAAATCCTGTTGCTGGTAATACTGTACCTTTGTCAATTTACACAAACTATTTAAAACATAAAAACAATGGAGTGTCAATAACTGCTAATAATGATATAGTTATAAGAATAGATGACACAATAAACAAATGGGAAAAGGGACAAGTATTAAGATTTATTATAGGAGACGATATAGATCTGGGTAATTATTCTTTAGTTATACTTACTGATGCTTTAGGTGAATATCCTAAATCTAACCCTTCTGGAGTTCCTTACTCTTCTGTTGTAGCTGGATTCCTAAATATACAATTCTCTAGTTCTGACTATAAACCTATATTTGATATAGTTTGTATAGATGCTAAAAATTTAATATTTGAAATAGATCAAATAAGATAAAAAAATGTCGAATACAAAAAACTCGTTTTCATCCTTAATAGCACAATTTCTTAGACTTCAGAAGAATTCACTGGAAATTATTAATAAGCTTAATGATCTGACAACATCTTCTAAAGATACTGTAGAGATAGAATTTTTAAAAGATGACAATACATCGGAAAATATACAGGTCCCTTCTTTTGGATTTTTAAAATCTGAAATAAACAGATTAGATCAGAATATTAAATCTCTTTCAGGACTTGAGGATAATAAAGCAAATGTAAGAAATGCAGACGGTACTGTTTCTAAAATATACCAATCCAGAGTTTTAAAGGATCCCTCATCTCCATCTAGTTTACAGGTTCCTTCTACGTTTCAGGCAAGAAACAATTGGTTTTTCGAGTCTTTTTTAAATCCTCTTCTTTATATAGAGATAGATGTAGAAAATCAAATACCTGAAAATTCAGAAAACGTTTATGTAAAAAGAATAATTGCTAATACACAAACGGACGTACAAAAACAATATTTTGATAACAATTTAAAAGGAAGAAACGATATAACCGATTCAGATCTTATAGCATCTTTAGAAAGCCAGGGTATACAATACTTTATAGATGAGCAAATAAATAATCTCGAATTAAGAACAATAAGATATACAGGTTCTTTTGGAGTACTTAGAATATTTGACGAAGAGGTACAAAATACTGAGAATGGTGCAACTACTACAACAACAGTAAGAAAATATAAGTTAAACACAATAAGATATAACGATACATTAGCAGATACAGAAAATTCTAGGACTTTATCTAAGGGTGATTTATTAATAACCTCAGGAGGTACTAAATATGAGATATCAGCAATAGATGTTACTAATCAAACTGTTATATTAAAAAGGCTATTCGGATTTGAGCCAATACAAATAGGAGATTCATCATTAACAATATATTCTAATGTTCTGTCAAATAGACAGGTGGAGGTAAATGTAGGATTTGATGAAAGACAGGGAATTTTTATTAAATCTATAGATGGGGATTTTAATGTTGCTTCTAGTAAGTATAGCCCAGGAATATGCTTTTGGTCTAATGAACTACAGATTACAACTAGCGACGGAGTAAAAAGCTTGGAGTCTTTTTATAATTCCCAAGTATCTGATTTTGGAAAAATATTTATTGCATCAGCTAAGGAAAATACAATTCCTTCAGTTTATGGTCAAACCCCTTCAGCCCCTGTAGTTTCTCCCGGAAACTTTAAAGTTGTTAAGATAAATTCACAAGTAACAGATTCTAAAGAAAGCGTGTCGTTTAAGGACAAGATTAAAATAAAAACTTCACTAAAGAATGAAATAGACTCTATAGATAGAGCTATAGATCAAACTAGAAAACAGCTATCTGAATTAACAACAACCTCAGCAAAGAAAACTCCTAATGCGGAGTTTAAAAAATTAAACGATAAAATAGCTTCATTAACTAAAGATAAAGGAACAAAGACTGGATTATTATCAACAACAATATTAGAAGTAAACAATCTTGTTATAAGTGTACCTGAATTAACTGAAGCCCCTAAATATAGGGTAAGAGGATTCTGGCCAATACCGGAGCCTATAATAGATGCTAAGACAGGAGAACAAAACATAGTTCAATTTAATGTTAGATATAGATATCTTTCATTAACAGGGAATCCTAATGGGGTAGATCAGATAGATTATGTAGATAACAATGGAGTACAAAAAACAGGACAATTTACTAATTGGGTTCAATTTAAAAGTGACGTAAGAAAGAAAGTATATGATACTAATACTGGAACATATATTTGGCAAATAGAGGACGTTAGCGATGCTAATACGGTAAATATAAATCAATTAGATATTCCTATAACAAAGGGAGAAAAGGTAGAGATACAAGTACAATCCATATCAGAGGCGGGGTGGCCAACTAATCCTTTAACTTCCGATTGGTCATCATCCGCTATAGTTGAATTTCCACCAGATTTGGTTGTACAGGTTGATAATACTTCTTTTGCAGTACAAAATAATACCGACCAGGCAGTAGTTGCAATTCAAGCGGATTTACAAGCAAAGGGACTAGATCAGCATTTATCTACTCAGTTTACATCTGGAGATAAATTCTTTGCACATAATTCATCTACAATTTCTTCCGGATTTTTTGATTCTACTGGTAAAGCTTTGGATCTTTTCCAAAAGTTAACACAAATAGATAACGAATTACAATCTCTTAGAGCTCTTATTGCTAAAGCTAAAGGAACCCTTGGTGTTTACATTAGAAGTGGTAATACCTCGAATAAAATAAATCCCGGGGGTACTATAAATCTTTTTGCAGGATATTACGATCAGCTTATAGATTTATCTAATCCTAGTAACAAAGGAAAGATAGCTACTATTATTTATTATTTAGAGCTTAGAAATGAAGCTGCTACACCTCTAGAGTTATCATCATTAATTCCAGGAGGTCAAGGTGTAAAAGCTCCTAATAGCATAGGAGGACAACCAGATTATAATAATAACAGAAAATATGGAGATACTCCTATACAACTATCTGGTATAGTTGATGGTGACGTAAGCGTATCATCTCCTGGATATTTTATACAGTCTTCTGGATATCAGAGCGCTAATGCTTATTCCCAATTTATTTATACTAGATATAAAAGTGTTGGATTGGAAGAGAATTTATATTTTACTCCTCCTACTTCTCTTCCTTGGAACATTAGTACAGGAACTAGTGGATTGCCTATCAATAACGACGGTATCATAATGCCTTTTGATCCTGCTGCATCTCCTTCAGGAGGTGGAGCTAATTCTAATGTATGGAACGGAAATTATTCCTCAGGTACACCAACAGGTAACGGGAATCTTAATGAATTTTGTATTCATATAAGCCATCCTGATATAAATGACGGAGGAAGCAGTCCTTTTGTTTCTTTAATAAGACCTTCTGTTCTTCCATCTGGACCTATGAATTATCCATCATTTAGACATGCTTTAGGATTCGAAACTGATACTAATATAACTTCTTCAATAACAAGCTCACAGACCACATCATATCAGCAATTACAATATTATCCTGCAAATAGCTCTTCTTCTTTTGGAGTTGACGACAACGCATATCCTAATAAATTAGGATTTATAGATACGGATGAATTCTTATGTGGTAAATTTTCTTGCGGATCTTATTTATTCTTGGCACCAACTAATCATACATCTATACAAATAGAGGGATCTACTCAATTGGCTAAAAGAACATTAGAATTTGGACAAGAAAATTCAATAACTGTTCCTCTAGTTTTTCAAATGAGAGCACAGGACAAGCTTGGTTTTGTTGGGGGATGGAGATCTGCAGGTAACTTAAAAAATATTACCTATACTAAAAAAATAGGGATAGATATACAGGTAAAAAATGAGGAACTTTTTTCTTTTGATGTTCTAGTAACAGGAAGCTACACTAAGACTTCTCTAATTTCACCTGCTTATTCTCAAAGTAAGAAAACTATTTAATAAGTGGCAAGAAAGATAATTAAACAGAGTTCGTCATTTGGAGTTCTTAGAGCAAATCCAAGAATATCCGGAAATGTTAAGATCACAGTTGACTCTAAAAGTGATATATGGCTTAATTCCATAGATTCTAATCAGGAAATGTCTAACAGCTCTTATAAAGCTTTTAGAATATCTCCCGACACTACATATGATAAAGATCTATATAGATTTTTTGATGAGGGAAGGACACCTCCACAGTTTGTTTTTGGTATGATTGGTGAGGGAGAGCCTATTCAGAATCAAATAAAAAATATAGAGAGTAGCTATAATTTTTTTTATAGCTCTGGAGTATCACCTTTAATATCTGATAGATACGAGGAAGACTTTTCTTATCTAGCTCCCTTTTGGTTAGGTGAAGATATACCAGATAATTTTGTAATATTTAAAGTCAATGATCCTATCGATTATTCTTATAAAATACCAGTAACATCATTAGATCCTGGTAAATCTTATAAGGTCTTACAAGATACGTCAGTAAATACGCAGGATCCTTCATATGTTCCTTACCAAATATCTAGCGGATCACAAACATATACTGATGGTAATATATTTACAGCAACATCATTTACATTTACAGTTTTACAAGGTCAGGGAAGTGTGATACTCCTAGATCCATCCTATAATATAAATTCTGTAGAAAATACTGCTGATCATTTCTACGATAAAATATTACCTAAGTCTACGGTTGTAGCTACTTTTGATTTAACTGAAAATTCTAAAATAGGGAAATACTTAAGAAAAATAAAAACAACCCCTGGATATACTGATAGTCTTATAGACGTAAGATTTGAAGATAATCAGCTTACTACTTTTAACGGTGTAAATTATTCTGTTGGTATATTTGATAAGAAGGGGGATTTTTTATTGGACTATTATGAAGATCCACAAACACAAATAGGATTTGAGGATTTTATAACAAACGGGTTTAGAAATAATGGTATAATAAGCTATAAGCTTCTAAATTTAGAGTTTTTGTTTAATGATGAGGACTCCGAAAATTATACAATAAATAGATATTTTGGTCTTTATGTTAATTCCCCAGAGCTATCTAGTTTTAAATTAGATGGAAATTCTTTATACAGGGATCAAGGAAATTCCGGTAATACCCCGGTTCCTGAAAAAAATAATAAAGGATATTATTATCAAGAAACACCGTATTTTCAATATAATGATAATGGTGTAAGATTATTTATAGAAGAGAATAAAATAAAGGGCGTAATACCTAATTCTGATGATGTAAATATAAATGAGAATACTAAGTTATTTTGGATAAAAGATAAAAATAATAATTTCCATTCTCTTAAAAGAGACATTAATTATTCTAATACATCACCTAAACCTATTCATTCTACTTATGGTATAAGTGGATATGAGAATGAAATAGTTATACAAGATACCTCAATAGATCTATCATTACTTACTGGGAAAGATGATTCAACAAAGAAACAATATCCTGCGGTTACAACCGGGGAAAAAGGAAGGGGATATTCTGTTATTAGAATAGGGAAAGAATTAAATAATACATCGGAGAACGCTTTTATATTTTATAATCCTTTAGGGTATTACGGATTACCCGGATCTAAGTATGACGTAATAAAAGCATCGGATCTTTCTTCTTCTATAGATGAGTGGGGTCCTGGAAGTTTTTATGCTCAGGATAATGTTTATTATTATCACCCATTCGGTACTAATGATGATATAGCCAAATCTCTTACCGGCATCTTTAATAACTTTAATTATAATTCTTTTGAGGCATTTCAATCTGGAGATGAAGTTATTATAAGGACTAAAGCCTCAGGTATTCAAGAAAATGAAAAATATCATCTGGACTTTTTTCAAAACTTTACTTCTGTTCAAAGAATGCCGGATTCTCAAAGAGGTACAGTTTTTATAAACGAGAAGGATGTATGTGATATAAACAGAAAACAATCTTTTATAGGTGGATCCAATTACTCAAATACCAGGGTAAAAGTAAAAATAGAGGATGCAAATAAAATAAAGATAGGATCTACATATATAGAGACTGTTAAAAATACTTCAACTGATACTTTTTCTGGTATCGCTGAGTATTCTAATAAGTCCTCGTCTGTTGTAATAGGAAAATATAGATTCATAGATCAATATTCTGAAGATAAAAACGGAGATGTTATAGGTCTAAAAGATTTCGAAACTCATGCAACTATTGAGATAGGTAATTTTACCGAATCTATAGCATTTGGATCATCTGGTACTATATCTGCTTTTGAAACCTATGATATTCCTCTAGGGATATTTTCTTTCTATGGATTAAGGGAAATAGATATGGACTTTTGGTATAGCCAATATGGATATACTCCAACACAGGAATATTATAAACACTTAGATACACAGCCAGATGGAATTACTAAAATAGTACCGGGTAAAACTTATTTTGTTTCCGCTGGAGCAACGGCATATTACAATTCACAGGCTATTTCAGGACCGGATTTCTTTATAGGAATTCCAGGGGAGGAGGAATATGAACTATTATTTTCTTCACCTACAGCTGAATCTAATGTTTTTCCTACCTTATCATCTAGAGGTAATGAAACAGGGGCTGGTCTTAACCCTAGCAATTTTGATTATTCCTTTTATCCAGATCTTGATGCTTTTCCAGGATTTTACGGGATTCAATCGCTCCAATTTATAAACGATCTAATAGGATTAGATACTAAATATAAGCAATTAAATTTTGGTAAGCTTGAATCCGAATATGATTATACCCAAGATAACTATAATCCCGAATATGCACTAAATAGTAGAGTTAGTCCTTATATTACTAAATGGGTTTATAGAGGAGGAACAGATGTTAGAGGGAATGGATATAGGCTGAATAATAATTTAGCATTTAATCCTCTTAACTTTTCTCCTAGTTTTTTTAGAAGAAATCAGGATGCCCAATATTTTACCCACGAATGGTATCATTTACAGAAACCCCCTTATTCATTACCGGAGGATCCTTTACATATAGATAAGAACTATTTATCAGGAGAGCTTGATGAATCTTTATTATTTGATTCTAATCCTTCTTTAAGAGACTATTTTATGGATTATTTTTCTGTAGAAGGTGAAGATTTATCGCAATATTATCCATTAAGCAGCACAATAGAAAATATAGATCTTACTGAGAGATATTCTCTATTTGATTTTAATTCAAGTAGTGGTTATTCTGAAACTTTATACAGGGGAGCAAAAATTAGGATAAAAAGAACCTTTACTGATTATGCACAACAAGAATCAATAAAATACATAGAGGATGATAGATTTTATGATGATTATAAATTCTCTTGTGTCATAGTTCCTATAAAAAATGTGATAGATGAAATACAGACTCCTGTAAAAATAAAAGTCGTAGAAAATAGAACATTTAAGAACATAACTTTTATAATAAAGGTTTTAATAGACGATGCTAGAGTTCTTAATTTTGAAGATGTAAGTCCATCTAATCAATATTTGGATCTTGATTATTTCCTATTATATTCATTGAGAGATAAATTGAATAGCCAGTATTTTTCAGTTCCCTCTACCTCATATCTTCCTTTAGGCTCTATAGAGTTACCTATAATAGGAGATATAAAATTATCTTCTGGATTAAATATATCATCAAATCCTAATTCTCAAGGATTATTTTCATCTGTGAATCCAGGTACATTTGGTAATGAGGGAGAGGTTTATATTATACCTAATCCTGAATACGATACAGATCTGAGAGACGAGATAAACTTTACCTATTTACCAAGCGTATCACCTAACGGAATTACTGGGCCTAACACAACTAGTCCTGGATCTTTCTATGGAATTGCTGGTCCATCTCCATACAACGGGTACGTTTTGCCCTTTCCTACAGGTGTTGGAGAGAAGGTGGTTAACTTTACAGCAATAAATCCTGATTATCAATTTGATTTTACTGATATAGGAATACCTGGACCAGTTAATATACCAACTATAGCAAATTATAGTACTATATCTAACATACCAATATATCAAAGAAATGGTGGTATAGGATATTGGGGAAACATATTAGAAAAAATTTCATTTGCTAATATTTCTTTATGGGTAAATACAGGATATCCTTATATAGAGTATATTACTTATGAGTGGGATTCATTAAATAAAACAAATAAGATATTAAAAAACCAGTTTGTTTTAGAATTTTTAAAACCTTCAGTGATAGAACAGGATACTGTATTATTTCCTGTTGAGATTACAGATAAACCGCAAGAGCTTACCGTATTTAATGTTGGTTATAATATTGATGAGTTATCTGGTGACACCGAAATGTATAGATATAGTGGTGAATATGTTCCAAGCTTTAGAGAGCTACTAAAATTCGAAAATGTAAAGCATGATGTTCCTTTTTGGACCACACCCGAATCATTTATATTCTATGTTAAAATTGTAGATAAAACTAAAGAAAGTTTTACTTATGATCTTGGATCAACATCTTGTATAGAAATTAATAGTGTTTCTCAAGATGAAATAAATTTAGTGAAAGGTATAACTTATTATTTTGATGTTAGTGACCCTAGTAATTTAGGATATCAGCTATACTTTTCGGAATCTAATATAGGTAACAATATATCAGGGGATTCTATTAATCAAGGTTATACTCTAGTAGGAACTCCAGGAATCTCTGGGTCTTATATAATTATGGAAGTTCCTTACGATTTTCCTATCTCTGTATTTTATGTATGTGAAGGAGGAAAATATATGGGAAGAGAGATAAATGTTATCGATCCTATAGAATATTCATATTGTTCTTTTGGACCATATAGGGACAATTTTGGGGTTTCTAAAAATGTAAATTATTATAAGTACTCTCCTCAATGGATTTTTAGGATAGGCCAAAATTCTCCAAATAACCCGGTTTATAATTTAATAGGAGAAACCCCTGTAGATAAAAGAGATTTATCTATTTTTGAAAGTTCTTGGGATCCTGGATTTTATAGAGAATATACAGGACCTACTGGTTATAATAGCCTTCCAGGTACTAAGGTAATGAAAGAACAAAAAGCTTTCTTTGGAAGTAAATTTATGCAGACTCCTGATTCTATAAACTCGCAAAAACAATTAGTTCCTGTTCAATCTATAAAAGGTGTTCTTGATGTTAATTATAACAACTATCCTAATTATGAGATATTATGGGAGGACACACCTACAGAGCTAAGAGGGGTTTTATTAATAGATAGAATGTTAACTAGATATTTTCTAGAAAATGGAGGAAAACAAACTTTTGATAAATTTATATTACCTGAATTTGGATTCGGAACCTCTACAGATTTAGATGATGATTTTAAAGAATATATGAATCAAAATATTATTCCCGTATTCCAGTCTAAAAATAATGGAGGGTATATGAAAAAAATACCAATTTCTGCTTCTCAAACTCTTACACCAGTTGTAGGAGATCTTGCTGACTATCAGAAATTAATAAATGGATACTTCAGATCCTCTGAAATTAGATACACTAAGATTAATGAATTAAGATACGAATTTAGAGTTCCAAAGGACCCTTCTTTTAATTATTCTGTATGTTTCTCTATAGAGATAGGAAAAATTTAATAGAGGGATGAATTTTTGATATATAATACAACTATAATAAGAGATGCCACAGATTAACATATTAAATATTTTACAAGGAGATAATCAATCTACTATAGTTGATAAACTCAATTATAATTTTGATCAAATCCTAAGTGCAGGGGGAGGACCTCAAGGATCCCAAGGATTAATAGGACCAACAGGACCAATAGGACCTCAAGGGCCTCAAGGAGTACAAGGAGCTCAAGGTCCGTCAGGAACTAAATGGTTCGTACAGGAAGCACAACCAGCTTCCGGGGGAATAACAGGATCTAATCCTTGGACATATCCAACTCTAGGAGACTATTGGTTAGATCCAGATTCTGCAAACCAGGACGTTTATGTTTTTACTGCTACTGGATGGGTTAATACCGGATATGGTTTAGCTGCTGGAGAGTTATTTCAAAAAGTAACACCTATAAATATTATTGGTAGTGCTACTGGACAAGCAGTACTATTTGCTGGTGCTACTTCATCGGATAAAACTCTAGTTCTATCAGATTCAAGTATAAGTGAATACACCCCAGGTGGAACTGCAATAGATAATTTAAATTTTGAGAATTCTAAATTAAAAATTGCAACAAAAGATGATAGAACAAAACTTATAAGTTTTGGAAGATCTAGTTACGATGTCACTCCTGGAGGATCAGGAGGATTAAATAGTAATTATAATCCTTATTTCTCTTGGGATTTATCCGTTAATCCTTCAGGAGGTTCTGGAGCAGGAATAGGATTTTATGGTATTAATTTTACAAATCCTAAAGGATCTATCGGAATTATTTCTAATGGAGCTACAGCAGAATCTGGTATTAATATGCAAAGTACTAGTGAGATCTCTGCACAATCTTCTTCAGATAATATAGTTCTTAAAACTTCTTCTATAAATAAGGGTACTTTTATAGATGCTAGTACTAATGGAGGATTTTTAGAATTATCTAATAATACATCCACACCATCTAATCAATCATTAGCACCTCTTTTTGCAAATTCTACAGGAGTTGGTATAGGATTAGGAACGGGCCAATTTAAACAAACTGATAACGATTCTAGAAGACTTGCAGTTAGGGGAAATATGAGTATTGGTAAAACTCTTTCTACTCATACAACAGGGATTTTTATAGGAGGTCCTACTGCTAACAATTATAATAAAGGATCACTTTTTGTAGAGGGTAGAGCAGGATTTGGATATCCTAATCCTACAGGAGATGATCTGGGATTATTTTCGTATACCGGGCCTAATGAAAGTCTATCTTTTTTCCCTGCTTCTTGGATAACTGGATTAGATAATGGTCCTGTATTACAGATTAAAAATAGAGGATTTACTGGGGGTACCCTAGGAAAAGCACAAGGGAGAACTGTTATAGGAGAGGGTTTATTTAATTGGGCATTTGATAGTGGTACATTTGGTACTAGATATTCTGGGATTTTTTCTGATATAGCTCAAACAGTATACATTGATCCAGGTACGGGAGCATTTATTCCAACTACTTCTGCGATTAGTTATCAGCATAGAATGACTAGCTCTGGTGTAACTGGGTCTGATGAGACTGTATTTATTGTTAGTACTTATTTTACAGGAGCTACATCATCATATTCAACAACAGGAATAGCAGGAAGAACTCTAATACAGACCAGAAACTCCAATAGATTATTAGAAATAATGTCTAACGGAACAGGAGGTCCTAATAGAGTTAATATGGGGTCAAATAGTTCTACGATGTTGAGTGTAGTTGGGCCATCTGGAGGTCCAACGGGAGGAGTTATCATAGGAGCTTCAGCTTCAAGTTATTCAACCACTCAAGGAGCATTAACTGGATCTACTTTTGCTTTCGGGACAAACTTAACCGGAGGATCTTTTATAAGAAATTTTTCGAATCATAGTTTATATGTTACTGGATGTCAAACCATAGGATCTTCTGATCCTAGATCTTTATTTAATCAAGGAGCAACTAGTAGCGGTAAAGCAGTAGGCGGAAATTCTTTACTTAAGATTTCTAGAAATCTATACTCAAATACTCTTAGCATTCCTGGATTTAAAGGGTCTGCGCCAGTTGTTATAGCAACAGGGGATTATCCCAATAATTACCCTAATGGATTAGAAATAACCTCTGTTATATCTTCCAAACCAAATGAAATATCTTCTACAAAAAATAGATCCGTTGCTATAGCGGTAGGTGCTACCACTGTCCTATCTACAGCAGTTACAACAACTCCCTCTTCAGATCCTATAGGATTTTTTGTTAGCGATACAGGAAGGAATGTAGCTATAGGAACTGAAATAAATGATTCCCTAGCTTTATCTGTTTTAGGTCCTGTTGGTGTAACTGGGGAGGTTAATATAAGAGGAGATGTTAGTGTTACTGGAGGTGTATCTATAGTAGATCCTTTGAGCGTTACTGTTAGAAGCTCTGTTCTTTTCCCTCCTGGCGCACCTGCTGGCAAATATAATGGTTCAGCTGAAGTGTGGTTAACCCCAACGGGAAATCAAACAACTGCATATGACTTCGACGAGGAGCCTTTTGATAGATTTTTAACTATAACTATGGCTTCTAGTGGATCCGGTGCTGCTACTAGGGCAAGAATTGTAGTTTCAGTTGAAACCTCTCCTGGATCTAATACTTTTGGATTAATCTATAGGAATATGCAAGATGCTTTCAGTACTTTGCCTCCAATAATAATACCAGCTAACTGTAAATATCGTGTATCTTTTGATGGTATTTTATATGAATGGGATTCTACACCTCTGCCCCCTTATCAGTTTTATGCAACAGTATCAATAGCTTACAGAAAAATAGGAAAAACATAATGGATAAAGATTGGTTCATACAAAGATACTCGAAAATACATTCAGATTTAAATAAATTGGAAAATGAAATTGATGAGCATTTAAAAAATAAAAAAGATCTTATTAATGAGGATAAAAAACTCGAGGATCTAAAGGGAAGAATTATAGAAACTATAGTTCTTTTAAATAAAACTAGAGAAGATGAAAGAAGAATCTTTAATTACTAAAATTTTAAAAAGGAAAGACATTTTACTCCTAGCAGTAATAGCTATTCTTTGTTTATTGTTGTTTAGACAGTGCGATAGCAATTTAGATCTTAAGTCTCAGATTGAGATACAAAATATGAATTTGGATGCGTTAAAAGACACTGTACGACTTCAAAAAAATAAAGCTGGAGAAGATACCTACGTTAGAAAAACTCTTTTAGCTGATAAGAATAGTTTAGAAAAATTAAATAAGGATCTAAAGGATGAACTTGATAAACAAAAAGGTAAGGTTATAGTAATTGAAAAAGTTGTAACAGAGACTAAAGTAGATACCCAATATGTTAATAATTATTTGAGTTCATATGGAAATAATAAATTTAGTCTAGACTGGAAATATGATTCTACATTTTCTGTTAATAATTACAGAAAGTTTTCAGGAAAGAGCTTCTTTATTGTAGACACTTTAAATAATAAAGTTTTACCAGGAATAACTAGGATAGATCAAGACGAAATGGGATTCTCTTTTGTCACTGGACTTAGAGAAAAAGATAAATCGTTAGAGATCTTTGTAACTCCTAAATATCCAGGAATGAAAGTTACTCAGATAGAGGGAGCTGTTATAGATCCCTATAAATCTGATGTTCTTAAAAAGATGTTTCCTAATAAGAAATTTTCTGTTGGACCCTACGTTGGAGTTGGTATAGGATCAGGATACGGATTAAATGGACAACCCGTTACTGGGGCATTCTTTAATATCGGTGTGGGTATTCAATATTCCATCATTAAATTTTAATTGATATATAATTCATGTCTTACACATCTACACAAAGATTTATAAAGCTAGGAAGCTATTTATTAATGGAGTATAATTATACTACGGCTCCTACTCCTGAAATTTATTACGTAAACACAGGAGTACCTGCTGTTGGATATGAAAAAATAACAAATGGATATTTTGACGGAGCTGTTCAAATACTTAACAATCCATCATCAGAAGCAACAACAGGTAATGTTAGGGATCTTAGCGTTGTTCAGGTTGATAAAAATAGGTTCGTAACATTGGATAACGACTATTTAGTACCATATCTAGATACGGATCCTAAGCTTACATCAGTCAATAATCTACCAGTAGTTTTTCCTTCTAATATCGGGGTTTATTATGACTCAGTAAAATTCCACATAGTATCAGGATACAATTTTGATAATATAGATGGTATAATATTACAGGGACAGTACCAAGAAAGAACAGGAAAAAAAGCCACAATATTTCAAAGAATTGTAGAGAGAGGAGATGCAACAACAACAGTTCTTAATCCTAATCCTATCTATCTAGGAGGTGCTCTTTATGATCATTATGTAGAGATAAAGATCCCTGCATATGCTAATATGGTTTACGAATTTGATATATTAGCTAATACACCTGCACAAGCAAGTACTTTAGCTGCTAAAATATCCTCAGATGGTAACGGATTTCTAAGAGATGCTCCTATACAATTTACCCTATACGAAATAAACGATACGGTTCTTAAAAATGGATATGAGAATTATATAGCTCAGATAAGGAATCAGGTTTCTATATTTCCTAAAGACAATTTTTCTTCACTTGCTGCAGTTATACAAGAAAATTCATTCTATAACTATTTAGAATTCTATCCTACATGGGAGGGAAATTTCTTAGAGGATTTTTTAAATGCCGAAGGTAAGGTAGGAAACGTTTATTATGTAATAAATGAGATAGAGGTGAAAGAGCAGGTTGGATTAAATTATATAACTACTTATAATTTTTCAAATACACAAACTCAGGATTTTAATGCTCCTAATATATTTAGGCCTATATTGATAAATCCTTTGACAACATCTTTTGTCGTTAATTATACGATGAGATTGGTTAATAAGGGAAATCAAAATCAGATAATAAGAAGATCCTCGTTTAGCTCATTTGACGTAAATAAATATGGAAGGGAGAATAATGTAATATCACTAACTACTGGAGCTTATGCACAGAAGGTTTATAATAAAATAATACAGGCTCCTAATGTTATATCTGGAGGGGTTATGCCTAATCCGGCAGCTCCTATTGAAAAGAGAATACCAGTTTTTTATAAGGATAATAATATTTCGATAACTAAAGAAACATTAGTTATCGATAAAAATGGGAATCTAATTTCTGAAACATCAGTACCTGATGCAACACAGATATTCGGACAAGGAAGGGCTAAGGTTGTTTTAGATCCTTTTGATAATTTTTATAAATTCACTGTGTATAATTACAAAGATGGTACTTCACCAGAGATACTAGATTTAGGAACATCCTTGACTTATTATATGGTTTTTCTAGATAATACTGGACAGAGCGTAAAGGTCGAAAATATAAAAAATAAAACCACAGTTTCTAACCCAACTTCAGGACAGATATCATTTAAAGTAGTTGAAAGTAATTCTAAAAAAATATTGGGTTTTACATCTAGGGATTTTTATATAGTATCAAAAACCCCTGATGGAGTAGAGACTAAAATGTATTCCGGATCGTGGGAAACACAATCAGAATTTACTATAAGAACATCTTCTGTAAGTAGCACTTCTATATCTCCTACTACGGGGGTAACTGGACCTACAGTAACAACAACAGAGATATCTTCTACTGGAACGACCGGAACAAATTCTAATATTAATAAGGGAGATCAGATAATTTCTAAAGTTCCTATTACTAAAATAATTAAGAAGATAAAACCTTATTCACTAGGAAGCAGTTCAATTTTAAGTTTTAAACCAACCTCTCTAATTAATGCTACTGGAGGAATAGCAAGTAATAAATCTACAGTTAAAACAGTACCTCTTCAAAGCAGTAATCAGGTAAATAATATAAATACAGATTCTTTAGCAGATTCTATCTCAGGAAGGGAAGCACAAGGACTTGGTATAGAAAAGGTAATTAATTATTATTTTACACCTGGATCTCCTGGATCTAACTTATTTAAGGGAATTACTGCTTCACAATTTTTAACTGCTGCTTTACAGATACATCCTAAACTTCCTAATGGATCGTTTGATAAGACTTATATTCAATATTGTAACGCTTTAAAGTTTCCTATAACTGATAATCCAGGAGAGATTAAAAGAAAATAAAAGATATAAATGATATTAAATGCAAGGCAGAACGGATTTATATTTACGTTCCCTAAAGGATTTATTCTACCTGAGGTAGTTCAAAAATATGAAAAGTATATCAATAGGATGCCTATACCTTATGATACGGTAGATACTTTTATAAATTCGACAATACAGCAGGTAAATTTTCCAACTCTAAGAACTATAGATACAGTAGAGCAAATAAGACCAGGAGGGTTTAAACAAACATACAAAAGTGCTACTACTCTTCAAAATTTAATACAAAGAGATTTTACTGTCACTTTTAAATTGGGTGAAGGCTTTATAAACTATTGGGTTCTTTATGAAAATATAATAAAATTTTTAGATTTTCAAAATCCGGAGGTATACCTTCCAGATTTTAGATTACTTCTTCTCGATAATGACGGTGTTGTTATGGCTAGTGTTCTTTTACAACAACCTGTATATACTTCTCTTTCTGAAATTCAGCTAAATTATTCTAGCACAACCCCGCAGTTTACAACTTTTAGTATAGGGTTTAAATGTAATTATGTTAATGTCAAACTTGAAATTGGATAGAATTATTGGTATAGACTTCTCTTTAAACTCCCCTGGTTTTTGCGTTCTTGAAAAAGATAAATGTAGATGGATCAGTTTACATCGTACAAAAAATATTATAGATAAGATGTTAAAAAAGGAGGGATCTCCTTTTAAAATTTTAAATGATAATGTAAATTTTGATATAAACATTATCGAGAAAAAAGAATTTAAAGGCGAATATCATATAATAGAAAGAGATAAAATAATTAACGCTGTCTATTTTACAGAAAAAGTTATGGATATATTAAATCCATATTTAGATAATAATACAATAGTAGGAATGGAGGGACTATCATTTGGATCATCTGGTAATTCTTTAATAGATATTTCAATGAATACTTCTTTGGTTAGATCATCTATAATAAAAATAATAGATCCTAATAATTTTTTTGTATTATCTCCTACTACTATTAAAAAATATGCTTTGAAAGGTAATTCAAAGAAGGATGAATTATATAATGCTTTAATAGATAAAAAAATAGATGATGATAGAATTAAACCATTTTTGGAAGTTTTAAAAGAATATAAGGATTTATGGATTAAAGGTTCAAATAAGGTTGAAGGCCCTTGTTCTGATTTAGTTGATGCAACTTGGATATCCCTATTTGTAGAGGAAAATTTAGAGAAACTTTTATCTGGAAAGAAGATATAAGTATTAAATAATAAGTAATAATTTAAATAATTTAAGAATCATGGAAGAAAATTTTGACATTTTTAATCTTGACAATGAAGCATTTGTTAAACAGGAAATTAAAAAAGACGAGGATGAGTTTATCTATAAACCTTATCCAGAATTAGGAAAAGATGGAGTTTATAAATCTTTAGTTAGATTTTTACCAAACATCACAAATCCAAAAAAATCTAAAATTCATCAGTACTACGTATGGTTAAAAGATCCAGTAGATGGTGCCAATCATAAAGCTATATGTCCTTCTACTGTAGGAAAAAAATCTATACTTAAGGATCTTTTTTGGAAACTTAAAAATTCTCCTTCGGCTAAAGATCAAGAAATTTCTAAAGCTTTTTCTAGGAAAGAGGATTTTTACTCATTAATACAAGTCGTTAAGGACGCTAACAGACCAGACTTAGAAGGAAAAATTATGATATTTAAGTTTGGTAGAAAGGTTAACGATATGATCGAGCAACAAATTAAGCCAGAATTTGGTAACCCTTCAAATCCTTATGATTTATTCGAGGGGAAAAACTTCGGAATACAGGTAAGAAAGGTTGGTGAATGGAATAATTATGATCTTTGTCAATTCGTTGGAGATAAAATGCCAATAATGATTGAAGGAGAAGCGGTTGAAAAAACAGAAGCTGGAAGAGAGATTGTAACAAAATATCTAAAAACTGGTCCTTTAGATCTTGATAAATATGACTATAATGATTGGTCAGACGAAGAATCTGAAAAAATTATGAGAATTATCAGAAATACTATACCTGATGGAAGAATGGTTTCTGAGATTATAGGAGCTAGCGCAGATTCTAAAGGATCTTCATCTTCATCTTCACCTGCATCTTCAGTTGACGATTTTTACGAACAGGCTAACTCAAGAACTTCAACATCAAAAGGCGAAGAATCTGAGGAGGAAGATACTCCAGAACCTAAAAAATCAGCACCTAAAAAATCAGCACCTTCTTTGGATGATCTTTATAATGATCTATAATATAACAATAGATTGTTATGGAATCAAAGACTCTAAGTGGGCTATCAGTAGATAGAGTAAAAGGAATAGTTTCCTCTTCGCTACTTAAATTCTTTGGAAATGATCCTCAAAGATTAAAAATATATCAAGGGGGCAACAGACTTAACTTCTGTTGCCCTTATTGTGGAGATTCCAAAGACTCAAAAAAGAAAAGAGGAAATCTATATCTTGATACATTAACATATAAATGTTATAACGGGGGATGCGGAGTTTTTAAAAACCTTAACCAATTTACTAGAGATTTTGAAATACAATCAATGCTAACCTCCGACGAAATATCAGAGATAGCAGAAATATCAAGAAGCTCTACTATAAGAAAAAAAATAAGAAATTCATTAGATTATTTCTTTGCTGAAAATTATAAGGATATACTTATAGATAGGGAAGAATTTAAGGAAAGACTAAATCTTGTAGAAATAAAAGGAACATACGGAGAAAAATGGATTCTTGAAAGAAACCATATACCAGATTCTAAATTTCTTTGGGATCCTTCAAGAAGAAATTTATATCTATTAAATCTTTCTGGTGATGAATCTAAAATACTGGGGATTCAAATAAGACCAGTAGCAAAGAAAAACGGAGGGAGTAAATATTATACTTACAAACTAAGCGGAATCTATAAAAATCTATTTAAGATAAATGATCCTGATTTAATACTAAAAGCTGAGGAAGTTGATCCTATATCTAGCGTATTTGGTTTTTCCACTGTGGATTTAGACTCTATGATAACTACGTTCGAAGGTCCTATGGATGCTTGGCTTTGTCCAAATTCTATAGCTCTTTGTTCTATAAATAATCCCTTTCCATTTGATGTAAGTAATAAAAGGTGGATGCTTGATGGGGATGATATAGGAAGACAGAAATCAAGGGAATTTTTAGAAAAGGGAGAGCAGGTTTTTCTTTGGGGTAGATTTATAAAAGAATGCGATTTACCTGAAAGGAATAAATGGGATTTAAATGATGTTGTAAATTATGTAAGATCCACAGGTAAAAAAATAAAAAGATTGGATAGCTTTTTTTCTTCTGATAAATGGGATATTATAGATGTATGAAAAAGAATAACGGAAAAATAAAATTCCCAATAGAAATAAAGGGAGATTCGGAATTTCCCGAATTTGATGTCTCTGAAAATTTTTCTGTAAATGAAGTGAAGAAAAAAATAAGCTCAGAGGTAAAAGAAATAAGTAAAACTAAAAAGAAAAAATGTCAGAGCAACAACCTAATGTAGAGAAAAAAGATTTTGCAAGAGATTTCCAAATAGATAGAGAGGAATGGACTGAGAAAATAAGAGCTCTTTCTATAAGAATGAAAAACATAAAAGAACTAGCAGATGTTCAAGTTGATTTGTATTCTAGTAGACAAATCTTATTAGAAATGTATTCTAAGCTTGGTCAAGTTATGGTTAAACTTAATGGTAAGTATAGAAAAGATAGAGCAGAAAGATTGAGATATTATTCTGAATCTGTACAGATTAAATATGGTGCTAATGAAAAAACACCACTAATAGAAGGGGACTTATCTGAATTAAAAGAAAGAATGGATTTAGTCGATGGACAGATATCATTCTTTAACGAGACTATGAAAACCGTAGATCATATGCTTTATGGAGTAAAAAGTCGTATAGCACTAGAAGAATATTTAAGATCTGGTGCAGTGAAAAATAATTATTAGTAATGTTAACATTTAGGGTAAGTGAGGACAATAACTGGCTGAGTTTAATAGATTATTCCGAAGAATTTGAAAGAAAACAGATAGACATATCCTTAACTAAAAAAATACATAATCACTTCTTTCATCCCCTTGTTAAGAAAAAGCATTGGGACGGATCAATATGTTTTGTTGATAAAAAATTACCTGTATGGAGAATACCTATTGGTCTATGGTCTGAGGTTTATCAGATTTGTGAAAAATATAAGATAGAGGTAAAAATAGAGGGATTACATAAATTAATAGATCAGGATTTTACAATTGAGAGCTTTACTTCTTGGTGTAACAACTTCTTCAAGGATGGAGTAGGTGGAGATCCTTCGAAGATGCCACGTGATTATCAAATAGAAACTGCTTGGAAGATAATAAAATTCAAACTTTCTGTATCTGAGGTAGCTACAAGTTCCGGTAAAACACTTATTGCTTTTATTGTTATGGCTTATCTTAAGGAAGTAATGAAAGTTAAGAAATTCTTAATGATAGTTCCTAATACAAATCTAGTTATACAGGGATCTGAAGATTTTGAAGAGTACGGATTAGAAAAACTTGAAGATTGCGAGATACAACAGATACATGGTGCTAATAAGAAAAAGATATCAGGTGGACTAATGATAGGTACATATCAATCCCTTGTTAAAATGGATGCTGAATTTTTTGACGATGTTGAGGCTGTATTTGTGGATGAATGTCACCAAGCACAGAGTGCTTCTATTAAAAAAGTAGTTGCACTATGTAAAGATTCAAAATGGAGATTTGGATTATCTGGTACTTTAGCAAATAAAAATACTGCGGAGTATCTAACTATACAACAGTTTCTTGGACCCCTTATAATGGAGATATCCCCTAAATTTTTATTTGATAACAAATACGCAACCCCTGTTTCAATCAAGATAGTAAAGATGGATTGGATGGATAGTGAGGTAAAAGAAAAATTATCATCTCTGAAAGAAAATAAAACTGAGATGGAGGGTAATGAAATATTTAACCTCGAAAGAAAATTAGTTGTCGGATCAGAAAAAAGACTTAACTATATAATAGATTTTATACTTAAAACTTCTAAAAATTCTCTTATACTTTTCCAATCTGTTGGAGAAGGATACGGGAAAAGAATATATGATGGAATAAGAGAAAAAAGCAACGACAGGGAGGTTTATTATATAGACGGTGATACTGAGCCTGATAAAAGAGACATATTTACCAAAAGAATGGAGGAGGGTGTAAATAAAATAATGGTTGCTTCTTTTGGAACAATGTCTACTGGTATTTCTGTAAAAAATATTCATAATATATTTCTAACGGAATCTTATAAATCTGAAGTTCTTATAAAACAAAGTTTAGGAAGGGGTATGAGATTATTTGACGGAAAGGAGAAAGTTAACATAATAGACTTTGTAGACGATTTTGCTTGGGGAGGAAAAGAGAATTATTTATTAAAGCATTCCAAGGAAAGAATAGAGATTTATAAAAAAGAACATTTCGATTATAAGATATACAATATCAAAATTTAGAAAGAAGGATATATAGAATAGAAATAAATAATCTTGATGAATAGGATTAAAAACTTTAAAGAATTTTCGGTAATTAATGAATCCGAGGATGATCTTTTTTTTAGAAGACATCTAGGATCTAATTCTTCTACCTATGAAGATAGGTCTAAGAATCACTATGGATTGGGTGACAACCCAACTATCCTTGCTAAAACTAGAAATTTTTTCCAGAAGATGGAAGACAGAATAAACAGAGCTGCAGAGATAGGTCAATCAAAAGTTAGACAAAATAGAGCTTCTAGAGTCCATGGAGGACCTGATACTGGGGTGGAGGTTCTTTTTGGAGCTCTTTCAGTTGTTCCTAATGTTTTAAAAAGGGTATTTGCACCTACTAAATACGAGTTTAGTAAGAAAGCACCATCTGAAGATACAGTTGATATTAATTTTATGAGACACACAAATGAGGATTTTGCTAATAATGAACTTCCTAATATAAAAACGGAGGATCAATTAGCAGATCATATAGGTGATCTTTATAATAGAGGAGAAGTAAAAATGGGAGAAGTTCCTGTTTTAGATGATATTGCTAGAAATAGAGTTAATATGTATTATCAAAATCAAGCAAATCCCAATAGTCCTATACTACAACCAAATAATCAATAAAAAATGAAAAAATTCTCTTTAATAGTAGAAAAAAAGAAACAGGAATTAAAAGAAGCCCAAACAGTAAATGAAAGGAATCTTTATTTAGACTTTTCTAAAAAATACCATAAAAAAATGGGTGTATCTGGACCCTTTGATAAGAAATTTCAAGGAGACAAGAAAGCTCAAGAAAAATATATGGAGGGTCTTTCTAAAGCTTGGGAAGAGCATAAGAAAAAAAATGGAATAAAACCAAAATCTAGCAGTTCTAAATTTGATTTTGCCAAGAAGAAAATGAACGAATCGAAGGCATTAGAAATGGCTAAAAGTATGGTGGGTGACGGCGGTGATCCTAATTATCATTTTGTTACTATGTGCGATGATTTTTACTTTGAAAAAGGTGAAGAAATGATAAGATATAGTAAGGATATGGCATCTTCTCCACTAAAAATTAAAACTACACCAGATCTAGGAGCTTATACTTTTGGACCTTTTGCTAATATAGAAGAATCAAAAATGTTTGCTGCAAGCTTAGAATTAGATGAAATAAATGGTCCTAGGATGATAACTATTGAGGATAGAAAAAATGGTGAGGTTTATTCTAAATTCCTAACATGTAAAATGCAACCAGTTTGGAATGAGATTGAAGAGGAGGAGGAATACGATTCTGAAGAGGAGGATGAGGATGAGGAAGATCCTAACTCCGAGTATACATACGGCGACGAGCAAGAAGATGGTGAGGATCATGATGATCACGAAGAAGATCAAGAAGGCGATGAATATACTGCTACTATTCACACCGAAGACGGGGAAGAGGTAGAAGATGAAGTTGAAGATGAATACGATGAGGAATAATAAAAATGATTGATCCTATTCAAAGTAATGCTCTTTATCCAGTTTTACAACATTATACTGGATGTAGGATATCTTCGATATTCCCGGATGGAGATGTGTTAACATTTAAAACATTTATGGGGGATCTTGGTATAGTTAAAGAGGATATAGAAGGAAACTGGAAAATAACGATAGGAGACGAGGAAATTTATAAGATAGAGGGAGATATATTTAATATATTAGTAAAGCCTAATAGTAAGTCGTCTCTTGAAGATTATATAGAAATTTTAAATGATCTATATAATAGAGATGATGTTAGCTATAGATCTAAAATTTTGATTTCTAACATACTTATATTTTTACAAGAATATATACTAAATTCAAGTTTTCTACCAAAGAAAAATATAAAGGTAGGAATATTTTCAGTTCTAAATCTTGGTGGTAAAAAATTCATTAACTGTTTAAACTAATGGCAGGCATAAAATATTTATTAGACATATACGAAAAGAAAGGAAAATCTTTTATAGAAAACCTTTTTAATAATAATGTAACAGTAACAGAAAACCTAGATGGTTCATCTTTCTCTTTTGAAAGAGATTTTACTGGTGATAATATATCTTTTTATAAAAAAGACCAGGATAATCCTATAACTAAGGTTGATAGGATATTAATGAAATATTATGAGAAGCCTATAAATTATATAGAATCTTTACCTGATGAAATAAAGTCTCAAATACCTAAGGGGTGGAGATTTGGTATGGCATATTTTCCTTCTACTAAACCAGTAAAAATAGAATATGACAGAATACCAAGGAATCATTTGATATTAACGCATATAATATCCAGAGATGAATTTGGCGATGTCATTAAAAATATACAGGACAAGGAAGAATTGGATGAATGGGCTGATAAATTAGGTGTTGAAAGAGCTCCTGTAATATTTCAAGGAAAATTAAATAGGGATCAAAAAATATCAATAATGGACTTCTTGTCTACTCCGTTGATGGATCTTAAAAATAAATTCAAAACTGAGAGTTTCACCAAATATATAGTTTCTATTATAAATAAAAATCTTGAAAAAACCACTCTGGGAAATGATTTAAGAGGAAGTATAGATTCATTAGTCTTTAGATTTGATACAGAAGACGGAGAAGAAACTATTCTAGCAAAAATGGTAGATCCTATTTTTTATGAAATAAATAGGGAAAGAAAAGCTACCAAGTCATCATATTTTCCTAGTGATGTTTATTCACTATGTTTAATAGATGTTATGAACATGATATTAGAAGATGGAATAGAAAGCTTTTCTTCTGATGGTGATGATCCCGAGGAGAGGTATATAAATTTCGTTTTCTCTGTATTTAAAAAATTTATATACGAAGAGGGTGAAAAATATGTAGGAGCAGATTTTCAAAAACCTGAATATCTAAAATCTGAGGGATTTGAAATAAACAAGGAAATAATTAACGACGAAGAGGTATTAAAATATCTGGAAGATGATGAGATATACATAGATATACTACAGATGATATTAAATTCTTTTAGAAAATTAAAAAGAAAGCCCCATGGATTTTTTACTGAAGGTCTTATAGAGCAGTTTAATATGTTAGTTGAAGATATAGCCTCACATATAAATGCAAAGAGAAAAGAAATAGTCGAGGAATCACTAGGTCTACCATCATTTGTATGGTTTAAAAAGGTTGGTAGGAAATTTAATGTTCATATTAATGAAGATGAAGATGATGAGTATGATGATGTTGGCGAATATTTAGAAAATTTAGAAGATAAAAATGACAATAATATAATAATAGAAGAAATAAACGAAAGCTCTAAAGAAGTTATAGTAGAAGAAAAATCTAAAGATACGTCCGAATTTTTCTCTTTCAAAGATTTTAAGAAAGTAGTAGCAACACACAAGGAAAAAAAGAAAATTAAAATACTTAATGAGAATAATCAGAAGGTAAATCTAGTAATAGGTAAGTTTCAGCCATTTAATAATGGACATCTTAAAATGTGTACTAGATTAAAAAAAGAAAACAATCTACCCGTTTTTCTTTGCGTAGTTCATCCAGGGGGAGGGCCTAGTTCAAAATATCCTTTTAATGACGACCTTATAAAAAAATCTATAGGATCACTAACATCAGAAAACAATAAACTTTTTCACGGGTATGATATAATACCATCCGACCTTCTAGAGGATGCTATAAATTGTGTTGTTAAACAAGCTAATCCAGTTTCTGTTTGTATAGGGGAGAACGATTTTAAAAACATGGTTCTACAAAGAGAATGGGTTAGAGACAAATACGATTTAGAGGGTGGAGATATTGAAATATATAAAACTCCGCAATGGGCAAATAATGATGAGATTAGGGATTACATAATAAAAGGAGACTTTCAGCAATTTAAAAGCAAGGTTCCTAAATCTATAGCAGTTTTATTCAACGAGTTTACAAAACAACTTAAGGATAAAGAGGGGGAAGAGGATATATATTAAAAAGATTCCTTCTTTTTATGAAGAAATACAGCCATATAAAAGAAAATAATACCAGATATGATCTATCTAATAGCAAGAGACTTTTAGAAGAAGCTATGGATAAAATAATGTCAGTTAAGGAAGAGTTTTCTAAGATGGATGGTATTGATATTGATGAATTAGAGGAAGGATGGAATCTTATAGATAAATACTACGGTAATGTTGTTAGAGGAGAGATCTACAAAAAGAAAAAGAAGGGTTACATACCTAATACATCCGCAGTTTTTCCAAAAAAAGGAGATAGCTAAATTATGAAACATATTAAATTATTTGAACAGTTTTTATTATTAGAGGAAGACGGATTCGGAAGAGACTTTTTTGTTAAAAAGAAGGAAGGTAAAGTATCTAAATACTTTTTTAAAATAGAGGGTGAGGATGATAACCTAGGATTTATTGTAAATATAGGTAAACTTTCTAGGGAATCCTCTATAGATGATGCAGAAAATAGTTATGCTGTTATATCTGTGGAGCCTATTAAAGTTAGTGTTCTTGATGACTATTTAGTTAAAGAGACAGATTATAAATCTAGGGAGGACGACGAATTCTCACTTAGTAAATCTGAATTTATGAGATTTTATAAAATATTAAGTGAAGCTATAAAAGATTATCTACAAAATAATCCTAAAGTTTCTAAGATATATGATGAGATCCCCCTTAACTTAGATTTTGAAATTTCTGAATACCAAGATAAAGTAGAATCTTTAATGGATGAATGGAGTTACGAAAGATGGAGCGTACAAGAGGGTACTTCAGATAGGACCCTTATGTATACTAGAAGAGATCATGAATAATAATATTCTTTCATATCATGAATTTATAAATGAGTCTAGAATACCGATAGCATGGGCTAAACCTTCTAGATCTACTATATCTGTTTTACAATTTGTCTCGGAAAAAGAAAAGGTTACTAAAAAAGAATTGATGGAATTCTTGGATAGTATGGAAGAAGATTCTTCAGGAAAAAGGACTTCGATGAAATGGGTTAATAATCAGAAAAAATATATAAGATATAAAGTTCAGGAGGATGAAGCAAATTATTACTCTTTAACCCCCCTGGGAAGAAGAGTATTAAAGGCATCTATATTAGATGAATCTAAATAAATTGCTTAAAATCACATTTAAATGAAACATTTTATTAATTTTACA